GGGTCACGATCCATTTCGTAGGGAACCTTCGCGCCGCAATCGGTGTACTCGATAGCGCCGTCACCCAGGACGTAGGTGGTGTACCGGATGTACGCCTCGGCGGTCATTTCATAGTAACTGCTCAGAGAACCATCCACGGGGGAAGCAACGGCGGTGTACACATACGCACCGGCGCTGCCGCTGCGGGTGTAGTAGGTCTTGGAAGTGTCCACGGTCTGATCCGCGGTCTTGGCGTACTCAGCGGGAATATCCTCACTGGGCATGGTGTCGTCCACAAGGACAAGGCGACCGTTGAGGGTGCCGATAGTCAGCTCTCTCTCAAGACCGTTTGCATCGTTGTACTTGAGGTAAACCAGGAGCTTGAGGTTCTCCAGGTTGGTGGCGACGTTAGAGTGCATAGCCGCAAGGGTAAACTTGCCCTTGTTATCACCGCAAGCGCGCTGCATTGCGGTGTTCATGGTGGTGCCATCCATGCAGCCCAGGACGCCGTTGCTGTTGGTCTTGCCGGTCACGTCGTAGGAGTGGGAGGCGATAAACGCCTGGCCAGCGGTGTCGCTCATCTTGAAAATACCGTTCAGGATGTGTACCAGGGTGTCCTGGTCGATCTCATCCCAGTATTCGCTGATCTGCTGGGCGACGTTCTCCATGAAGTCCTCCCCGCCCGTAATGTCGAAAGAGAAGTCCTTCTCAGTCCAACCGTTGGCGCGGCCCACGACTACGCGGCTGTGCGTGTAGGTTTCCGTGCCGGAGGGCGAGATGTTGGTCGCGCCGTCATAGTTGGTGGGAGTGCTGCCGGAGATCAGGCCCAGCAGCGGGGTGGTGATGTAGTTGCCGCCCGTCTGATCGGCCATAGCCTGGGCCAGGTCGGGGCGCTGGCGGATAGCGCGAGACTTGATGAGTTCGTTACGCTTGGTGTTGGGGATGCGTTCAACGTATTTCTGGAATACTTCACCGTTGAAGTTTTTGGAATCAAACATACCCATTTTCAAATCCTCCTTACAGATTTAAGAATTTTTGATTTACTTTCCGTTGAAACTCACGATCATGTCCGGGTTTTCGTTTTTCGCTTTCATCAGCTCAGACAGGGTCTTGCCTCTCCCCTGTACGCCGGAATTGCCGGGCAGCACGATCACGGGATTCTTTTTGCCGCCGTTATCTGCGGGGGCGGGAGTCGGAGCGGGTTCGGCGGGTTTCTCCACAACAAATGCGTCCGGGTTTTCGGCTTTGTAGCCGTTCAGGAAGTCGTCATAGCCGGTGAGCGTTTCGCCCTCCAGCTTGAAGTCCTTGGCGTTGGCGGCATTGAGAAAGTCACGCTTTGCAGCGGCAGACGTGAATTTCAGAGTGCCCGCCTTTTCGCGGACAGCGAAAGAACGCTGCTGCTTTACACTGGCTTCCTGCCAGTTCTGCTTCTCCTTCTCATACTTGCTCTGGAGGCTTGTGATAGTGGCCTGCGCGTCGCCCAGCTTGGAGGCGTCGGCCTGCGCTGCGGTAAGCTGCTCATTAAGGCTGGTAATATCCGCGTCGCGCTGCGTGATCTGCTCATTGAGGCCGGTGATCTGATTGTCGCGGGCTTCGATCTGCGCGTTATACTTCTCCACGCTGACATAGTTGCCCTCGGACAGATCGGCAAACCGTACATGCTTGGTCTTGTCGGCCTCGCCCGCGTTGTGGGCGTCGATCTGAGCTTTGACTTGTGCGTAAAGTTCCGGGGTCAGAATTTCACTGAGTTTCATACAATTTCTCCGCGGCCCGGCTGTGTGCCCTGCCGCCGACAGTTTTGATCCCGTGTCGGGGGGAAAATTTTTATATATCAAAGGCTGAGTGCCTTTAATAACGCATGAAAAAAGCGCCTTGCGGCGCAATGGCCGTAAAACGCTTAAAATGGCCCTCTAAGGGCCGTCTATTTCAGGGGATGCAGTTACCCGCCCTACCAGCCGAAAACGACAGGCGGGGCGGGTCAGTGGGTGCTGGCGGGGATTTAGGGCCTATTCTTCGTAAATGATTGTAAGGCCGTACACCTTGGCCGCTTCATGCTCCAGACGGCACCCGCGGGCGTTTTCCCATCCTTTGCAAAAATAAGCGGCATGGCACAGGCTCATGTTTTCAAGGCTTTTCGCCAGAAAACAAAGCGGAATCTGTACTACCCCGCGGGCCTCCATGTTTTTCTTATCATACCATTCATCGGTGAACAGGGTATTGACTACTTCATAGCCCTTCGATTCAAGGGCAGCAATCGCCCGCTCCCGTGTTTCGATGATTTCCCGGTCGGTCTTTCCGGCCATAGGCTGAGAAAGCATTGCTTTCATGATATTTCCTCCTATACCTTGACCATTCTAAAGCCCTCCACGGAAAGCCGGTCGCTGCGCGGTGACAGGCCGGATGCAGCGGCTACGGCGTAATAGCGTTTGGACAGGGCGTTGATGTTCTTTTGACAAGCGCGGCGGGCGTCCATATCGTTCCCGTTGATCCGGGCGGCGTTGGCCGCGTCCTTTTCGCGCCGTACTTTTGTTTCAAGCTGCCGCATAAGCTGGCGGGCCTGATACATGGTGTAATGCTTGCCGTCGATCTCGCAGCCCGTGGCGTTGGCTTCCTTCCACTGTTTGAGCTGTGCATCGGTGTATGTACGGATGGAATGTTTGCTATCAAAGCCCATAGCTATGTGCATACAGTTCCATTCCCCAATAGGCCGGGGAAAACCTTCATAGTGCTTGCCGTCAATGTCATAAAAGTCTTGCCCGGCCTGCATTTTTTCAAATTCCGGTTTCAGGAATACGCGGCCCTGTACCGGCTCATGATCCGGGGCGCTGTTGGCGTGGGCGGAAATCTCCACGGCGTCAAAGCCCAGCGCCTCCCCCATAGCCAGGGAAGCGTTTTGATTGATCTGCTTTACTCCGTCGATGATGTTCTGGCGTACAGCGGAATCAAGACGCCGGTGATAACCGCTCTCATACTGGACTTGCAGCCCGTTTCTTCCCAGCTCCTGGATGATCGCGCGCTTTGCCTCCGTGTAGCTTTCATGCCCGGCGCTTACAGCAAGGATCGCCCGGTCAACAGCCTGCCGGTAGGGTGCTGATATGGCCGTCGTGTTGGAGTAGTTTATCATAGCCGCCGCCGTTTGAGTGCTGACATTCCGGGCCAGCATTGTCAAGCGGTCATTTTGCGCGCCGGTGAGCGGGGTTTTACTGATTGCGGCCCGAAAACGCGGGTCGGTGTACGTATCAGTCAAAGCGGCTTGATAGATCATGTTTATATCCCGGATGTTCATATTTGTGGCGTCGGACAGGGCGCGGTTGATCTCCGCAATGTCCAGCCCCATATCCGTCATAATTATGATCCGGTTTATACTTGTGGCGTTAAGCTGGCCGATTTTGGCAAGCTGCGCGGCAATCTTTTTGATGGTCAGTTGATTTACCTCGGCCAGCCTATCCGTGATAAGCTTGATCGCGGCCTCCAGTTCGCGCTGTGTCATTCACAGCGCCCCCTTAAAGGTCGGCTTCTTCCTGTTCTTCGTCGTCCAGCTCGGTGGGTTCACCGTCGCCGTCGCCGGGAACAGGGGGCGGGCCTCCAGCGGGGTTATTGCTGCCGGGTGCTTTAGGAAGCAGGGCGCTCATGCTGGCTTTCTGCTCTGCGATTTTTTCCTCCATGATAGCCGCAAGCGCTTTTTCTGCCTGATCCCGCGTCTCACCGAAATACCACATGCGAAATTCGGCTTTGCCCATCATGCCGACATTAAGCAAGGCCAGACGGTCGTTAAGCTCCTGCTCGGTATCGGTAATAATGCTGTCGTCCCAGGTGAATGATACGTCATACTCACCCGCTGGCGCAAGGTTGTATGTGGTGGCATAAACGTCCATAGCGCGGATAACATCACGCAAGCACTGTTCCAGCGCGGTCTGATTATCGGAAATGGTCGCATAAGAACGCTGGCGGACAATGGTAAGCTCCGTTGCGGTTCGTGCGTCCACATTGGGGTCAGCAATCGTACCGCGGGCAAGGCCGCATTGATCCTCGATCCTCATATAGAGCTGATTCAGCCCGTTTATGAGGTTCGTGTCACGGATTGCAGGCGAATAGACGTTATACAGGTCATGGTCGCGCTGTTCAACGTCAACGGCGCGGAAAAGGCGCTGATTCAGTTTAGGCATTTCCCAGCCGCCGCCCTCTGTCTTGCGCGGGCGTAATGCGGTGGGGTCAACGTCAATCGCCAGCTCCGATCCTTCAAACTCCCACAAGAGGCGGGAATACTGCCGGTCGGCCTGCTCAATTGTCCCCTGCGCCTTTGCAAAGCAGGACGCGCCCATAGGACTGTCAACGTCGATATTGTTTGCAGCGGCCACTTTGAACCAGCCGAACATCTGCCCGCCTGTGTTCTCAACGGTGGCCTCCGGCTCCAGCTCCGCCCATTGCGGTACGTCGGTCAGCGGGATAGGAACACCAATGCTGTCCTTTACCGTGGATTTGAAAGCCCGCTGGGTGATTTTGACGTTTTCGCCGTCTACAGTGTGACGCTCCAGACGGTTGTAAATGGTCTGGCCCTCGATTATCATATCCCGGAAAATAACGTCCGACATGTTGCCGTCGTCGTCG